GGGCTTCGTCGGCAATCTCGTTGAACGCTTGCGCCTCAGCGAAGGTCATGCCTTCGGGATCGAACTTCATGTTCTCCATCAGGAAGGCATCATGTTCGGTCCCGGCCAGCCGCGCGGCATAGGTGGACGTCGGGATTTTCAGATCCCCACCGGATGCCACCGCCGTTTCGAGATCGAACCGGGTCACGCCGGTCAGGCTGCTATCCGCCAGTTCATAGGGATCAAGGCCCTGAGACTGGAAATACTGGACGAAGGTTTCAGCCGGGACATAGACCGATTCCACCGGACCGTTGACAGTCGCGGCATCGACCAGGCGCCGGAACCGCTCAGGCGAGCGTTGCCGGGTTTTCGACTGTTGCGATTGCTTCGAGACTTCGGCCAGCCGAGCCGATTCATCCTTGGCCCGCTTCGCCGCCGCCATCCGCTCATTCAGCGACTTGATCGACATTCCAGCCACTTCGATAGGCGAGGTTGCGAATTCGCCCAACGCCTCAAGCAGAATGTCGCGGAAGTTCAGTTGCTGGCCAGCCGCAAGCTGCCCACCCGTTTCGCCCGCCGCACCCATCGCGGCCTGCGTCACCGATTGCAGCAGCATGTTGCCAAGCCGCGACTTGGCCAGCGTCTGCCCCGCCACGCCACCCGATAGCCCGTCCATCGCGCCGATCACCACGCCGCGCAACACCCCGCGCCGCGCCGCTTCCTGCATGAGTTCGGGATTGGAGATCACCGCCATCGCACCTTCCGGCGTCGAGACATCAATCCCCTTCTCCGCATAGAATTCAGTCGGAGCCGAGTAGCGTTCCATCGCAAAGGACGTGCCACCCATGACCGAAGCGGCGACCGTGGGATTCCTAGTGACGGCGCCAGCGGTCACGCCCGCGGCAACCGGAGGCAAACTGCGAAGCCCTGTTTCCGCGATCATCTTGACAACGCCAAGCGGGTTGCCCGCCACCCATCCGGCCAGCACCTGAATTGCGTCTTGCGGTGTAGCCATTGGCGCCAGGGTGCCGAGGTCGTCAAACGCCTTCTGTGCTTCCGGCGACATGGGGAGCGCGGCAATCTGATTTGCAATATCTCCTACTCGCATCTGAGCAGCCAGAGCATCATCCATCTTGACCGGCATCAGCCGCGACGTGGCGAACCGCGACACACCGGTGATCAGATCAAGCGGACCCGGAATGACTGACTGATAAACCGGCTTGCCATCCGGCCCGCGAATTGTTCCCGCATCGCTTACAATTTCACCGAATGACCGCTGCTGATCCTGTACATTCTGAATGCGTTGATCGGCCACCGCCTGTTGGCCAGCCTGTTCAACTTGCTTGACGCCAGCCTTGAGGCTGTTGCCAAGCCCCGTCTCCCACCACGACAGGCCGTCGAGATCATCCCGCCCGATGGCAGCGTTATCCGGTTGCCGCAGCCATTCCGCCAGCATGGGCGACTTGGCCAAAATCTTCTCGGCTCGCTTGGCCTGCAATTCCTTTTCGAACAGCGTTCCGTACTCACGCACCAGCGGCACGTCAGGCTGACGGTTGCCCGTCTCCTGAGCATACATCTCGCCCAACTGCATCAGTTGCCCGGTCTTGTCCGGCGGCTCAGGGAAGTCCGCGCGCAAGCCTTCAACAGCGGTTGCCGTGGCGACCTTCTGCCGCTTGGCCTTCCACTTCAGATAGTCGTCCATGCTGTCCATGCGGCGCTCACTTCGTCAGAACGTAGGTTTCATATGCGGTCACGACTTCCTCATTCGACACCGGGCGCCCAAGTTCGCGCTCAAGATCAAGCCTGATCCCGCTTCGCATCGAGTGCGGAATTTCGTCATAGGTCACGACGACATCGACCGTTGTCCCATCTGGCCTGCCATCGGCTTCAAACAGGAAGTGGCCGTCTTCATCCACCGTTGGCGACATGGGCGAGAAGAAGCCTTCGGTTGACCAAAACGATTTTTCTTTCTTGTGAACCGTGGGCAGCAGCAGCCGGTTGATCATGCTGTCAACCTCGACCCGCCCCGGCTCTTTCGAATTCATCTTGCGGTATTCCTCGATCTGCATTTGCAGCGCATTCTGGAACCTCGCAATGCGCTTCGCCGTGTCCTCGCGCTCAGCACCCGTCTTGCCAGTCGTCGTCAGGCCCAGCGCCTCAAGCCGCGTGTCAGCCGCTGCATAGGCATCCTTGGCCGACACAACGGTATTCGCCGCCTTCGCCTTGTCGCCCAGAAAGCCTGTCTGCTTTTCGGCCAGACTGCGAATGTCGCCCTTGCTCAGCTTGTCGCGGTAATCGTTGAGATCAAGCTTCGAGAACGTCTCGGGATCATTGGCCGCGTTGCGGCTCAACTGATAAAGCAGCGCCTCGTCCGTCTCGACTTCCGTTCCCTTGGCCCGCTTCTCGTAGTAGGTCCATGCGGAGCTTGTCGCATCCATGCCCGCCGCCATGCGCGTTTCGTATGGCACATCGTCAGGCGTCAGGCCGGCATCGATGGCCTTCCACAATTCGGCCTTGGCAAGCTTCGTCGTCTCCTCGCTCACCCGGTTCTGTGCAGTCTGGAATGCGGCAATCCGCTTGCGGGCATGATCGCGCACGTCTTCGTCTGGAATGTTCGCCAGATAGGTTTCCATGTCGCCAACCGGCGCGTCAGGCCCGGCCGCAGGAGGCTGCCCATTCACGTTAGGCAGTTGCCCTTTCAACCCACTCCGCACCGCCTTCAGCTGACCAATCGTGAAGCGACCACCCTTCGTCGCGTAGTTCCATGTCTTTGCCCGATCGGTATGGTTATCGAGATGAATGCCACCGCGTTTCATCTCAAGGCCGACACCGCCGAGCCCCTTGGCCAGCCAGTATTGCGCCAGCGGCCCCAACGCATCGCCGGTCAGCCGCTTGCCGTCTGGCCCCACGACATAAACGTCAGCGGCGTTGCCGTGATCGTGCCGCGTCGTGCCAGTGCGCTTGCCCTTCTCGCCCTTGCCCGGTTGCCCGCCCGAGAACACTTCAACCCGGTAGCCCGGTCCATAGACTTCGGCCACCGCCGACCCAATGTTGCGTTCCAACACAGGCTGAAGCTTGCGGTTTCGCGTGGCACCTGAATTCGTGTAACGTAGATTTCCGCGCGTCGTGGACTTCTGGATATAGTCGTCAGCCGCCCGCTTGCCCTTTTCCTCGACAATCCCCTGGTGCAGCCCGGTTTCCACATCGTACTGGTGCGGCCCGGTAAATTGCCCCTTGTGATCCTGATAGTATTTGTCAGCCGCAATCGGATCGTCTTGCGCCATCCGCATGACGACATTCTTGCGAACGCCGGACACGAATTCCTTTTGCTGATTGGCCAGCACTTCGCCGTCAACGCCGTTCAACTCGCCATTGTTGCGGAGTTCGGCCAGACCCAACTGGATATTTTTCTCGACTTCCTTTGGGTTTTTATACCCGGCAAGCGCGTCTTCGGAGAACGTGTCCAGCCGGGCATTGGCCGTGTCATTCACCCACTTCTTGCGCTCGCCCGCACTGTGGACAATCGAGCGGTCAAGCGTCGAATTCAGCCGCGCCTCGCTGGCATTCTTGTATAGCTTCGCAGCGCCAGGCCTCAGCCCCTCGCCAAACTTCGCCCGCGCCTCAGCCGCTCGCTTTTCAAAGTCGGCACGGGCATCGACCGCCGCCTTGCCCTCCTTCGTCAGGTAGCCATTCGGACCAAACTGATCTTCACGCAGCCATGCCGAGTATTGATTATCCCGCTCTTTTGCAATCGTCTCATCCTCAAGCGCCTGCACCGCCGCCAGTGCCTTGCTGACCTGTCCGATGCCCTGCCCAACGTCCTGCAATCCCCGGCCAATCGCAGCACCCATATCATCAGGACTGGCCCGAACCGTCATCGAGCTTTGCAGGATCGGACGGTCCTTGACCTTCAATCCATCGTAAAGCGGAACCTCAGCCATGCCTCACCCCTAAACCGTAACCGAGCCGATCCGGCTGGCCTGATATGACTGATACGCACTGCTCAACCCGCCAAGGATCGTGCCGGCGCCCGACAGATAGCCGCCCATCGTCTGCGCACTGGCATTCATCCGCGACAGCGTAGCCCCGGCCCGCTGGTTCACCGCATCGACCTTGAAGTCATAGGCTTCTCGTGCCGTGTTGCGCCGGATCGTCAGAGCATCAAGCTCAGCCAGCGCCGCCGTGTCGCTGATCGTATCGAGCGGCGAACCAAAACCAACGTCCAGGCCATTCGCCGCCATCGCCGCGATCTGCCTGCCCTTCAGTTGCGCCGCCGCCTCACGCTGCTTCTGTTCTTCAGCCTTGCCGCGCGCATCCGCATCCTTGGCCCGGCGCTCGCTCATCGCCGCGTTCATCTCCTGAACCTTGGCGTTGTACTTTGACGCGCTCGCAGCCGCCATGCCTTGCGCGATCGATCCAACCGCGCTGACAGCCGAACCGATCAAGCCAATCATGGCCGTGGCTTCACACATGGCCGAATTCCTTCTCGAAGACATGAAACAGTGCGCCGTTGCGGCCAAGCGGCAATGGCTCCGACAGCCTGAACCCAAGCCACCGGAGCCACGCCACCGAAACCCGGTTGTCGGCATGGACAATGTTACGCAGAACCGAATAGCCCCTTGCCAGGCCGGGCAGCATCATGCGCGACAGACGCAGCACCGCGCGATAATTCGCCGTCACGACATCGGTGCCGAGCATCCACGGCACACCAAGCCCGGTCAGCACGTTGAGGCTCGCCACCCCGAACATGATTTCAGGCACGCCATTGATCATGACGGTGAAAGCACGATCCGATTTCTCAAGCGAACTTAGCAATGCTTCACGTGAAACAAGGCCAGCAGCAGCTTTCACTTCCGCCACATCGGCATCGCGCATCCGCGCCGCTATCGGATCGACATGCTCAGCCGTCGCCCGCACGAAAACGATATGGGAGAGATCACCGCGCATTGGTGACTTCCGGCATGATGGCATTGATCGTCATCGGCAGCGGGTCAAACTGCTTGATCCACATCGAGCCGCCGCGCGTCCAGTCCCAGTCCGTCGTAACCGTCACATCACCCGTCTTCAGGTCAATCGGATCGCCCCAATCTTCGTAGGCCCGCTGCTTGAATTCGGTCAGATTGTTCTCCGTCGGGCCAATCCACATGCCGCGCGTATCTTCAATCCTGATCGTCACATCGCTGATCGACTTCATCCGGCCCTGCAACGTGCCAAGACCCTGCACAGCGCCCACCTCAAGCTCCAACGTCTTGATGGCCGATTCATAGGACAGGCCGACATGCACGACACTTGCCGCATTCGGCAGCGTCACCGCGCCATTCGTGACCACCAGGCCCTTGACCACATTGCCATCAGCCAGCGCCACCAGCGTTTCGCCTTCCAGATGGTAAAGCCCACTCAGCACCGTAACCGGCGCGCCGTCATAGCTCAGCCCGCTGTCGACAAAGAAACACCCGGTCGCGTCCGAGAAATCCCTTGGGTGCAACCGCTCGATATACCGCTTCGCATTGCCGTCGATCACCCGCCGCACGATGAAATAAGGCACGTCCTCGCCATGCTCGCCAATCACCGTCACGCGCTCGAACGTGCCATCCGTGTCCATCTCGGACCAACCCCAGATGTCATGCTCCTTGATGTAGGTCAGCGTCTTGCACGTCCCGTCATCGAGGATCACATAGATGATCGAATGCGGCGACTGGGCATAGGCCCATGACACAATCGTTCTGCCGTCGAAGTAATGCCGCGCCAGAACTGTCAAGTCCTTGCCGACATAGGCATCATCGGTAAACTGGAAGCTCGAATCCCGGACCACGCAGCCCCGGTTCTGGGCAAAGATAAACGTGTTGCCAGAGCGGATCGGCTGAAGCTTTGAAGATCCCCGATACCCCTGATTGACGAATTTCGGATTGGAAGGCGTCAGGTAATCCTCAGACCCGCCCGTCACCTGCCATTCCGCCGAGGACGTATAGACCAGCAGACCCTTAGCCGACACCAAGGCCCGAACGTCACTCACCTTTCGGCCACGCATCTTGATCGTAATGGCCTGGTTGGGTTTCGCCGGACTGGACCGCCCAAAGTTCTCATAGTTCGCACTCTGAGACATTTCGATCAACTGCGGCTCGCGCCGTGTCGCCGCGAAGCACAACCGCTGCTCATGGAATTCCGCAACCGTCGGATATTTGCCCGTCGCGTTGAACGGATTGCGATACTCAGGCGGACCATCGGCAAGGTCAGCCGTGATATTGTCGTCCTTGAACGTCAGACCATTGGACCCGCCGATATAGCCGAATGAACCATTGTCATATTTATAGACAATGTACCTCACCGCATCCGTTACCGCGGCCCATGTGATCGTGTTGAACTGGCCAACCACCGTCAGATCATTGGTGCAGGTCACTTCCGCACTGGGCAAGCTCTCTTCGGCGTTATCCCGGCTGATCGCAGATACGACATATTTGTAGGTAACAGTACCTGCACCTGTCGCCACCACGCCAACACCCGTCGGGCTGGCAATCGTCGGGTAGAACGTCGGAACACTCATCACCCAATTGTCTTCCGCTATGCGCGACAGCTTTTGCGGCGGATGACTTCCGTGGCAGAGATACATCACATCCGCCTCTTGCAGCACCCACACGTCATCGACCTGAGACGCATTATATGGCGTCACGAATTCAACCACCTTGTAGGCGTTGCCACCGCTCACGTAGAGCGGCAGCGCCGAACTATCGAACGGCGTCCCGTCGATGTTCTCAATCGCGAAGTTGTTGACCGTGATCGGCGCCCGGACCCGCACGTTTTGACTGGTGATGCCATCGACCCCAACCACGTCCCGAATGTCGAGTTCAACACCCGCCGCATAGCCATGGCCGGCAATCGTCACAATGGCCGGACTTGCCGCGCTGATCGCGGTGATCACCTTCGGCGTGTCTTCAAGGATCAACGCGCCATCGCGGTACACCCGGCCATAGAGTTCGCCAAGCTCCAGCACATAGGTCTGATCGTCATTGAATTCGAATGGGAACAGTGTCGCCTGTTGCGGCGAATTCCGCGTCTCGTTCACAAACTCTGTGCCGCAGCGGTTTGAAATCCCGCCCTGGGGCCGGATAAACACGTTGCGGCCAACTGCAATCGCCGTCGAATATTTGGCAACATCAACCCGGCCATAGACGCCGGGTCCAATCACCCCGCCCGCAAACGTCGGCTGCATCAGCCGCGGCGCTGTCATCGCTAGTCCCTCGCAGCCACAAGGCGCGTGTCAGTCCAATCGTCCTGTCCAACATCGGGATTGTTGTTGGCGTCATTGGCCGATGCGCGCGCCGCCATCACCATTGCCATCTTGAATGCGTTGTCCCTGATCTGAATGTCGCGGGTCAGCGGAACAGCAATCGAGATCGCCAGATACCAGGACAGCGCGATTTCAAAATCAGCCGGGAACCGGCCGGCGTCCTGCACATCATCGATGTATTCGAGATAGGCCGGACTGGCATTGGTGTAGATTGTAGATCCGGCATAGGCATAAGTTTCGCCAGGCTCATAGCGCGGCAGATCATTATAGGCGATGACGCGCTTGATCTTGAGAACACCGGCAGGCCGGGCATAGGCATAGGCCCATAGCTCATCACGATCATTCGTCGTCAGAGCGGCCAGCGATGCGATCCGCTCAGCGAAGCTCCACGGATAGCTTTGCAGCAACGCCTTGCGCTGCACATCATAATAGGTCTTGCAGGCCCGGGCTTCCGCGCTCTGCTCATCAATGTTGGCAATGGCCGATGCCTTGCCGATATTGGCCAATGCCATGTTGCAAATCGATGTAACCGACATATGGCCTCACGAAGTTCAGGTGTTCGGCTTGATCCAATCCGCGCCGCCAGCCGGAACAGGAGAAGGAATAGCCGTCATTCCGGCGCTTTCAACCGGCGCGTCGTCGGGCTTTGCCTTGGCTTTGCGAGTGCCGGGAGCAGGCACCGCAACCTGCTCCCCGCCCCCATCCACACCGGCTTTGACAAGCCAAGTCGGAAGTTTGTCGCCGTCCGGCCAATCGAGCGTTTCGCCAACCTCGATAACGCGAGAGCCAAAGTAGGCCTTCGCAATCGCCCGGCACCTAGCCATTGGTCTGACGGCCCATGACCACACCAGCCGTCAACTTGCCGGTCAGCATCGGGCCAGTGGCAACCGTGTAATTGAGGCGGAAATACCGCTCATTGATGCCATCCGGCACGTACTGCACCGGCAGTTTCCAGCCGGCCACAAGCACTGCCTTGCCAAACGGACCGAGCACCAGGGCATCAGTTGCCGACGAGAACGCGGAGTTGTCGTCAGTCTGAAGCGTGATCGTCAGTGTCGCGGCACCAGCAGCGGTGAACGCTTCCGTCGCCTGCACCAGGAGATCAACTTCCGGCTCACCCTTGCCGAGGTCACGGACAATCGCGGCAGTCGTGCCGTAGACCGTGCCAGTGGCGCCGAGGTCAATCGAGTTGGTCGACGCCGCCGTTACTGTAATCGCCTGCTGGTCAGACAGGAGGTCTTGGAGAGAGAGGATCATTTCAATTCATCCTGTGCTGGTTTGGATTACACAACGCGAGCTTCGGTGTTCAGCAGCGCGTCCGTCTCACGGATCGGAATGCCGCGGTAGAACAGCACTTCCGCGCCCTCGACGTTCTGGCGAGTCATGTGCGTATAGTTCGGATTGGTGGAGATCATCGCGCGATCCGTGGACTGCTTGTCCAGTATCTCCATGACGTCGCGGTTCATGTAGATCGCCAGCTTGCCGACGCCGCCATTGCCCGGACGGCGAGACTGCAAGCGATAGTAGGCGGTGCGCATGAACGACCACAGGTCAACAGTGTTCGCCTGCATGTCCGATACGTCGATATTGCAGATGCGGGCATTGTAGCGCCAGTCGCCAAGCGACAAGCCGAGATGCCAACGCCAGATCGCCTCCTTGACGTAGTAGGGATTGCCGCTCGCATCCGTGGTGCGCTGCTCGCCCTTGTCTTCCATCGAAGCGCCGGCCTTGGTGCCCTTGGGATAGATCAGGCGGGTCGTGGTTTCGCCCCAGTTCACAAACCAGATGGACGTATTGTCGGACCCGGTGCCGCCGGCATCAACGCACTGACGGCCGATACCGGTCTGCACAACCGTATTGTAGCGCGCCGCGAGGCCGGTGAACTTTTCCGGCGACGTCTTCTGATCGTGATAGAATATGCCGGTTGCGGCTTCGTTGGACATCGCTTCGATGAACGGCTGTGCATCGATGAGACGGGCGCGGGCCGGATCGCTGGCCAGCTTCAGCAGCCGCACGTCCATGGTGGACGCCGCCTCGACAAAGCCAGTCGTGTCGGTCACACTCTGCAACGTCGCCTTGGACTGCGGGATGCCCTGATAGAGCTTGCCCCAGGCGACCGACGGCAGGCCGGTGCGGGTTAGCGTCTGGTGCTGTGCGCCGTCATTGCACTCCACCGCAATCGCATCATCCAGAATCGGATTGAGACGCTTCAGGAGTTCGATGATCGCACCTTCGGCCGATCCCTTGTGAAGGTCAACCAGTGTCGCATAGTTCGTGCCGATAACAGCCATGGTCAGGCGCCTTTCGCATCGTTAGGGAAAAGAGTTTGTTCGACGCCTACGTTTGGCTTCACGGCACCGCCAACCGGAGGATTGTCTTCTGCGATTGCCGCGCCAGCGCGGGCCGCAAAACGGATGAGTTCTGGATTGTTGCCGCCGCCCGACGCCTCAAGATATTCCTTGAGTGCCGGCGTGCCGAAACGATCAATTGCCGACTTGGCAAGGCGAACCGATGTATCCCACTTGGCGCCGCCGATCTCGGCGTCAGCCTTGGCTTCCGTTACCCAGTCGCCAAGCTGCTTTGACCACGCCTCGGCGCGGGCCTTGGTTTCTGCGGTCTGCCGTTCGATGTATTTTTCGGTGAGCTTCTGCACTTGGCCGTTGGTCAGCTTGGCCTCAGCGAAGTCCGGCGCCAGCGCATCGAGCATCGCCTGATCGATCGTCACGCCGTCCGGCATCTTCGGCGCATACTTGCCATCGGCAGGAACGGCCGTCGCCCATGCCTCATCGGCCTTGGCCTTGTCTTCAGCTTCAGCCTTCGCCCGATCTTCCGGCGACATGGCTTCGAGCTCCTTGGCGCGGGCATCAGCCGCAGCGGCCTTAGCAACGTCGTCGCCACCTTCCGGCTTGCCCTCGGCAGCAACGTCTTCCGGCTTGGCAGCATCGCCGCCAAACAGCACGGATTCATCAGGCTTGGCAGCATCGCCACCAGATGCAGCAGCAGCCGCGCCACCGTCTTCCGGTGCGCGGAGCAAACTGTCAGTCATCAGCCTATGCAGAAAGGTCATTGAAATCCTCGAATGCAGTTTCGAAAGTCACTGCGCCGAGAACTACCACCGCCTATACGGCGCTATTTTTATGTTGACTTGGAGCGATTTGCCTTAGCCGGTTTCGCCTCAAGTTTTTCCTCAGCCTGTTTCAATGCGCGCCGCAATTCGGCGTTTTCGGCCTGAAGCACCATGATGCGGGAATAGAGCTCTGCCATGAGCAGCAACAACGAGCCGTTCGAATCCATTATGTTCCTATCCATCCATGAGTTATGCTGGCGTCTTTGAGTGCCTTGATGGTCTGCGTCGCGTCACGGACGGCATTCATGACGGCCTGCATTTCAGCCTGAACATAGCCCACGCTTGCCGTGCCGGAATAAGTCGCATTGGCGGTTTTCTTCGCCGTGCCAGTGTCAGCGGTCCAGCCCGTGTTGCGGGCACCGACAACCTCAAGGCCGTTCACCCGCAACGCGCCCGTGGTCATATTGATGGCGAAACGCTCGGTTGTTGAGTTATAGAACCCCCATAAATTGGCCGTTACCCCATAGGACATGCGGATAGTCGCTGCGTTATCCATTCCAATATAGGTTTGCGCCGGAATGCGGATTGCAGAGCCTGAATAAGCGCCGCTCAACACGATTCCGTTGGTTGCGTTGCCGGAAATCTGGAAATGTGTTCCCGTCACATTGCCAGTCAGCCAGATGGATCGCCCGCCATTGGTGTTGATGTGGATGGCGTGATCGATCGGGTTTGGGTTCCCGGATATGTCGCGGATGACGATGCCGGTACGCCATGTGCCGTTCGATCGGGTCGGATTGTCG